AACCCGAACAATACCGGCGACAGCCGGAACTGCCGTGCCGGTGTGCAGATTAATGACAGTGGTGCGGCGCTGGGATATTACGTCAGCGAGGACGGGTATCCTGGCTGGATGCCGCAGAAATGGACATGGATACCCCGTGAGCTACCCGGCGGGCGCGCCTCGTTCATTCACGTCTTTGAACCCGTGGAGGACGGGCAGACCCGAGGTGCAAATGTGTTTTACAGCGTGATGGAGCAGATGAAGATGCTCGACACGCTGCAGAACACGCAGCTGCAGAGTGCCATTGTGAAGGCGATGTATGCCGCCACCATTGAAAGTGAGCTGGATACGCAGTCAGCGATGGATTTTATTCTGGGCGCGAACAGTCAGGAGCAGCGGGACAAGCTGACCGGCTGGATTGGTGAAATTGCCGCGTATTACTCCGCCGCACCGGTCCGGCTGGGAGGCGCAAAAGTGCCGCACCTGATGCCGGGTGACTCACTGAACCTGCAGACGGCTCAGGACACGGATAACGGCTACTCCGTGTTTGAGCAGTCACTGCTGCGGTATATCGCTGCCGGGCTGGGTGTCTCGTATGAGCAGCTTTCCCGGAATTACGCCCAGATGAGCTACTCCACGGCACGGGCCAGTGCGAACGAGTCGTGGGCGTACTTTATGGGGCGGCGAAAATTCGTCGCATCCCGTCAGGCGAGCCAGATGTTTCTGTGCTGGCTGGAAGAGGCCATCGCTCGCCGCGTGGTGACGTTACCTTCAAAAGCGCGCTTCAGTTTTCAGGAAGCCCGAAGTGCCTGGGGGAACTGCGACTGGATAGGCTCCGGTCGTATGGCCATCGATGGTCTGAAAGAAGTGCAGGAAGCGGTGATGCTGATAGAAGCCGGACTGAGCACCTACGAGAAAGAGTGCGCGAAACGCGGTGACGACTATCAGGAAATTTTTGCCCAGCAGGTCCGTGAAACGATGGAGCGCCGCGCAGCCGGTCTTAAACCGCCCGCCTGGGCGGCTGCGGCATTTGAATCCGGGCTGCGACAATCAACAGAGGAGGAGAAGAGTGACAGCAGAGCTGCGTAATCTCCCGCATATTGCCAGCATGGCCTTTAATGAGCCGCTGATGCTTGAACCCGCCTATGCGCGGGTTTTCTTTTGTGCGCTTGCAGGCCAGCTAGGGATCAGCCGCCTGACGGATGCGGTGTCCGGCGACAGCCTGACTGCCCAGGAGGCACCCGCGACGCTGGCGTTAGCCGGTGATGGTGACGGACCACGACAGGCCCGCAGTTATCAGGTCATGAACGGCATCGCCGTGCTGCCGGTGTCCGGTACGCTGGTCAGCCGGACGCGGGCGCTGCAGCCTTATTCGGGGATGACCGGTTACAACGGCATTATCGCCCGTCTGCAACAGGCTGCCAGTGACCCGATGGTGGACGGCATTCTGCTCGATATGGACACGCCCGGTGGAATGGTGGCAGGGGCATTTGACTGCGCTGACATCATCGCCCGTGTGCGTGACATAAAACCTGTATGGGCGCTGGCCAACGACATGAACTGCAGTGCAGGTCAGCTGCTTGCCAGCGCCGCCTCCCGGCGTCTGGTCACGCAGACCGCCCGGACAGGCTCCATCGGCGTCATGATGGCTCACAGTAATTACGGTGCTGCGCTGGAGAAACAGGGCGTGGAAATCACGCTGATTTACAGCGGCAGCCATAAGGTGGATGGCAACCCCTACAGCCATCTTCCGGATGACGTCCGGGAGACACTGCAGTCCCGGATGGATGCAACCCGCCAGATGTTTGCGCAGAAGGTGTCGGCATATACCGGCCTGTCCGTGCAGGCTGTGCTGGATACCGAGGCTGCAGTGTACAGCGGTCAGGAGGCCATTGATGCCGGACTGGCTGATGAACTTGTTAACAGTACCGATGCGATCACCGTCATGCGTGATGCACTGGATGCACGTAAATCCCGTCTCTCAGGAGGGCGAATGACCAAAGAGACTCAATCAACAACTGTTTCAGCCACCGCTTCGCAGGCTGACGTTACTGACGTGGTGCAAGCGACGGAGGGCGAAAACGCCAGCGCGGCGCAGCCGGACGTGAACGCGCAGATCACCGCAGCGGTTGCGGCAGAAAACAGCCGCATTATGGGGATCCTCAACTGTGTGGAGGCTCACGGACGCGAAGAACAGGCGCGCGTTCTGGCAGAAACCCCCGGAATGACCGTGGAAACGGCCCGCCGCATTCTGGCCGCAGCACCACAGAGTGCACAGGCGCGCAGTGACACTGCGCTGGATCGTCTGATGCAGGGTGCACCGGCACCACTGGCTGCAGGTAACCCGGCATCTGATGCCGTTAACGATTTGCTGAACACACCAGTGTAAGGGATGTTTATGACGAGCAAAGAAACCTTTACCCATTACCAGCCGCTGGGCAACAGTGACCCGGCACATACGGCAACCGCGCCCGGCGGATTGAGTGCGAAAGCGCCTGCAATGACCCCGCTGATGCTGGATACCTCCACCCGTAAGCTGGTTGCGTGGGATGGCACCACCGACGGTGCTGCCGTTGGCATTCTGGCGGTTGATGCTGACCAGACCAGCACCACGCTGACGTTCTACAAGTCCGGCACGTTCCGTTATGAGGATGTGCTCTGGCCGGAGGCTGCCAGCGACGAGACGAAAAAACGGACCGCGTTTGCCGGAACGGCAATCAGCATCGTTTAACTTTACCCTTCATCACTAAAGGCCGCCTGTGCGGCTTTTTTTACGGGATTTTTTTTATGTCGATGTACACAACCGCCCAGCTGCTGGCGGCAAATGAGCAGAAATTTAAGTTTGATCCGCTGTTTCTGCGTCTCTTTTTCCGTGAGAGCTATCCCTTCACCACGGAGAAAGTCTATCTCTCACAAATTCCGGGACTGGTAAACATGGCGCTGTACGTTTCGCCGATTGTTTCCGGTGAGGTTATCCGTTCCCGTGGCGGATCCACCTCTGAATTTACGCCGGGATATGTCAAACCCAAGCACTTAGCATGGCTTTCTGAGGCTTTCGTGTAGTTGCTGGTTTTTACACTTAATCTTTTGATAATAAAGAATAAATTTATCTGGCGCTTTCACTGAATTTTCCTCGTTATCTGTGTGTTGCAATCATCTCTGTATTGCAGCTTGTATTGCTTTTTGGGGCTAAAAATGGCTGGCGAGAACAAACTGAGCGACAAAGCGCTTAAAGGATATCTGGGGAAACCCAGAGAAAAGCAGATCACCATTGCTGATGGAAAGGGGCTTTCTATTCGTGTGAGTACTAAAGGGGCTGTGAGCTTTGTTTTCTTCTACAGGTTAGCAGGTGGCCGGGCTGCTCCGGTCTGGCTAACGTTGGGTAAATATCCTGATATGTCACTCAAACAGGCAAGGGAAAAGCGCGACGAGTGCCGTGGTTGGTTGGCTGACAAACGTGATCCGCGTATCCAGATTAAGATTCAGGCTGAAGAACGCTTAAAGCCGGTCACAGTGGAGGATGCACTAAATTACTGGTATGAAAATTACTGTAAGGTGCGTCGTAAAACTCATGCTGTAACGCTTGGCAGATTTCGAAAGCATATCTTTCCCTATATCGGTCATTTGCCCGTAAATGACACTCACCTATATGAATGGCTGGACTGTTTTGACCGAATTAAACGTAATGCACCAGTTATGGCGGCGTATGTTTTTTCTGACACTAAATTAGCTCTTCGTTTTTGTCGGGTACGCCAGTACGCGACGTGTGATGCTTTAAAGGATTTGCGCATGAGTGATGTGGGGCAGATTGCAGGTAAGCGGGATCGGGTTCTGGATGAAGCCGAACTCGGCCAGCTCTGGAAGGCAATTTTTGTCGAGCCTGATTTAAAACTAATGTCTGAATACACGCGAAAAATGTTTGTGCTTTGTACAGTATTTGGATGTCGAATGAGTGAAGCCCGATTATCAGAATGGAGCGAATGGGATCTCGAAAGTTGGGTTTGGACTGTACCAAAAGATCACTCAAAAACTGGTGTTGAAATCGTCAGACCAGTACCTGAAATTCTACGACAGTGGGTAACGGATGTTCACGAAGAGACAAAACATACTGGTTATGTGCTGGGAAGTCTGCGAATTAGAGAAAGCGTAAGCAAGATTGGGGGGAAAATCGGTAAACGTTTGGGCCATGAAAAACAATGGTCACTACACGACCTTAGAAGAACGCTATCTACTCATCTAAGTGATCTCGGTGTTGAATTTTATGTAGTAGAACAACTGTTAGGCCATGCGCTACCTGGCGTGGCAGGTGTTTACAACCGGAGTAAGTTTATGGCTAAAAAACTGGATGCTCTGGAACTCTGGACTACATATCTCAATAGCATCGCAGGTGCTGATTCAAAAGTGACGATCCTCAAACAAAAGGTTGGTTAACATGAAAAAAATGGCAATTGTTGATAAAAAGGGTCTGGAGTACATTCCTAACATTGACCGAATGATCCGTGAGAAAGAATGTCGGGAGCTAACCACTCTTGCGAACAGCACACGCTGGAAGCTGGAGAAGGAAGGAAAATTTCCTAAGCGGATCAAGATTGGTTCCACTGCTGTTGCATATCGTCTTTCAGAAGTGCAGGCATGGATTCGAGGTGAGTGGGTAGTTTAAATTATCTCAGAATAAAATATTATGAATTACTGATTTGAGAATTTGTACTCAAATCAGTAATAACATTCTTTATAAGAGATTAAATCCAAATAAAGAGTAATCATATACCGGGGTGCATTGCATTCCACTGAATATGCTGATGTTTTTTTCTGTTTCTATCCTTTTTTCAATAAGTTGTTGTATATTTTTACAGTACAATTTGTGTGTGATGTTATTATCGTAAGCCTGATATAGCAACGTCAATGTTGACGCTAGGAAACATACAGATAAAATTAAAATAATATATGCAGTTTTTTTATTTTTTGTCCATGATCTATTTGTTTGTGAAATATAAAGAATTCTGAGGTGGATAATGGTGAGAGACAATAGCAGGCCACTCAATAAAATAAGTATTGGGTTTGCGTATTTTATTAATGGTTGAGAGCAAAAAACTATTATAGCTCCTGTGACTGCGTATGAGAAAAAGGAGTAATTAAACTTCTTACTCCTTCTCTCAAGTATTTTAATTTCATCTTGTGTGGGGGTTTTAGATGCCTCTAATATAAGTTTATTGAATGTTTCTGTTATCTTGTTTTTTGTGTTTGTGGCTATTTTTTTTAGATTCATAGCATTCTAACTCCCTTAACTTATTTATTACTTTCTCTTTATGATAAGAGAGGGGAATGACTTGGTAAAGTGATTTGTCATTAATAATGATAATCCTTGCGATAAATATTTCTGCAAGTTATTTATCTGTTTGTTGCTATCTTGTTAAGCGTTGGGTGTGGTTTATATTTGGAGCGACTTTATTTAATCGTGATTTTATGGATTTATATTTATATCCTGTAAGATAAGCGCATGTTAGTTTAGGAGTAGTGTCAGATAAAATTATTCGGAGTAGAACTACCTTTTCTGTTTATTGCCAGTATTTACATAGCAATGCGCCGTAGTTACTCACATCACGGCGCTGATACTAATTATTCAGATTCTTTGGCTTTACGCCGCTGGAGTTCTTCACGAGCGACGGCTACGAGTTGCCCGATTTCCTCCGCTGCCTTGATGCCGATTTGTTCGACCTTAGCTAAGGCATCCAGTGAAGACACGAGGGGATTTTCTCCGCTTCCTTCTGCCTGGCGGCGGGCGATCTCACCGCGCATGGCGGTTACTATGAATCCGGCGTTGCTTTCGCCGTCCAGTTTTACGGATTCCATGCCCTCCATAACATCGTGGGGAACCCTGATCGTTGTCATTTGCGATTTTGCATTTTTGTATACAGACATAGTTAATCACCAATTTGTTATGTGTATATCACTATACACAAAAGTGAGATATAAAAACACTTGCAATGTATATCACCACAATATAATGTATATCTCACATTATGGTCGCTATGTATCTCACAATGATCGATTCATAAAAACGACGAAACCCGGCAGTGCGCGAACACTAACCGGGCTTCTAACCAAACCGTTAAACGAGGTAACTATTATGGCTGGAACACAGCATACCCAAACTCACCCTAAATTTATATACATCTTTCTGGCGCTACATCGCGATCGCATAGCAGATGGAGCAACTACGGTACATGTAGCCGCTGACACGCTGGTTGATGCCCGCAAGATGGTTAAGGAGATGGGCTATACTGCGGCTTTCTGGAAAGGGCGGGAAGAAAACACGCTGTTTATTCAGAAATGTGAAAACAATTTCCTCTGGCGTTTTATCGCCCTGAGTACGACACAACCGCGCGTGATTACCATCGAGGCCACCAGCGAACAGGAAGCCCGCCAGCAATCCCCAACTGGCTGCGTGATGATATTCGCCGCCCGTATTCGTCAGGAGGTGTGCCATGAATGATCTTTATTTTAAAGTGCTGACACATGCTGAAAACGCGCTCGTTTGTGGCAAAAATATGCGAGAAATCTTATCAACCTGGCTTGATGGGACAACAAATGCGGAACACGATGAACGGGATGCTAATTTAGCTGGAGCGTTAATTACGTTACTTGATCCTGTCATCAAAGAGCTGGATGAAGCTATAAAAATACACGATCAGAGCTATACCGAAGAATAAAAATGAAAAATAAATTTTCTGGCTTTATTGCTAGCGGTCAAGCTCATTCAAAAATCAGCCTTGGGGATATTTTCAAAGATAGCTATGGCTATCGGGTAAAGATTATTTCGGTTGATGATCGCCGTGTCCCTTATTTGCGTGATGGTTATGATTTTGAATGTGTTATGCCGCGTCAGCAGTTCGAAAGAGATTTCATTCTGGTAAAAAATTGCAAGACAGATAATCAGAGGCGTGCCGCAGGCTATATCCGCAAAATTCGGGCAATGTTAGTTGCCGGAGGTAATAAATGAAACGTGCTCCGAACTTAAAATACCAACCGCGCGACAAAATGACAGAAGTCATCATTTTTGCTGGCAGTGATGCCTAGAGCCATGCAAAAGAATGGAATGAATGGGCGGGTAAGCATATTGCAGCAGATGATACACCACCAGTAATTCTGGGTACGGAACAACTGGAAAACCTGGATGATATGCAAATTATCGATGAAGGCCGTCATTATGTGCGTGTTTATCGTGCCGGAAAGATTGCAGAGAAAAATCTGACGAAGGTTGCGACATTACTTGCTATTGCAGGCGTAAAGGAAGCACGTTGTTACCGTAGCTTTGTTGATCGAGAGCCTGAAGACTGGACTCCGCGCCTTGTCGGCCTAAAAGCTGAAGCGGAGCATGGGGAAAGTCTGGTGATTGAACTGCCAGTGAAGAAGGCTGAGCGCAAAAATGACGAGCGTGCTTCATCTTTGGCGTTGAATCAGATGGGGGCCAGCCAGCGCGGTGAAGTTCTCCTTGCACATTACGGCGGCGAACTGGCAATCAATGCCGACTCTGACACCGTTCATCATTACAACGGCGTTGTATGGGAGCCGGTTCAGGATAAAGAGTTACAGCGTGCTATGGCGCAGATTTTCATTGATGCGGAGATCAGCTATTCGCAGAACGCTATTAAATCGGCGGTAGATACCATGAAGTTAAGTTTGCCTGTAATGGGGAATACAGCCCGTAACCTGATTGGATTCAGTAACGGGGTATTTGATACCAGAACTGGTAATTTTCGGGAGCATAACAAAAACGACTGGTTGTTAATTGCCAGTGAATTACCTTTCAGCCCACCAGCAGAGGGGGAAACGCTGGCAACACATGCGCCGAATTTCTGGAAGTGGTTGCGCCGTTCGGTGGCTGAGAATGACCGCAAGGCAGATCGCGTACTGGCGGCATTATTCATGGTGCTGGCGAACCGGTACGACTGGCAGTTATTCATTGAGGTAACAGGGCCGGGGGGAAGTGGTAAAAGTGTGATGGCGGAGATTTGCACCATGCTGGCGGGTAAGGCTAATACAGTATCAGCAAGCATGAAGGCGCTGGAAGATGCAAGGGAACGTGCGTTAGTGGTTGGCTTTTCGCTGATTATCATGCCGGATATGACCCGCTACGCTGGTGATGGGGCAGGGATTAAGGCCATTACAGGCGGTGACAAGGTGGCAATTGACCCGAAACACAAAGCCCCCTATTCAACGCGTATTCCGGCAGTAGTGCTGGCGGTTAACAATAACGCCATGTCATTCAGTGACCGCAGCGGGGGGATCTCACGTCGTCGGGTGATATTCAATTTTTCGGAAGTTGTACCGGAGAACGAACGCGATTCGATGCTGGCGGAAAAAATAGAAGGTGAGCTGGCGGTAGTGATTCGTCATCTGCTTACAAGGTTTGCTGATCAGGACGAAGCCAGACGCCTGTTATATGAGCAGCAGAAATCTGAAGAAGCACTGGCGATAAAGCGAGAGGGGGATTCGCTGGTGGACTTCTGCGGTTATCTCATGGCATCGGTAATGTGTGATGGCCTGTTAGTGGGTAATGCTGAAATTGTGCCATTCAGCCCACGCAGGTATCTCTATCATGCCTATCTGGCTTATATGAGGGCACATGGGTTTGGTAAACCTGTAACACTGACGCGCTTCGGTAAAGATATGCCGGGGGCAATGGCGGAATATGGCAGGGAGTATATGAAACGGAAAACGAAGCACGGTTTGCGTTCAAACGTGACCCTGACGGAGGAATCAGAAGACTGGATGCCATCATGTGTATCGGTCACTAATGACGATAGCAAAAATTAAACTTATGGAATAACTGTTCACCACTGTTCACCCTGTCATAAATATCTTTTATATCAGTATATTATAGGGTGAACAGTTATTTATGAACTGTTCACCAAACTATTCACTGTTCACCTTTTTGATTGTTTATTGAGCTTCAAGGGTGAACAGTGGTGAACAGTTGGTGAATAGTTTTTGTGAAACTGTTCACCCATTAACATTATGAATTAAAAGAGAAAATATCAAAAGGTGAACAGGTGAAGGGTTAAAACGCAAAAATTTTAATTTACTGCTGTGAGATAAAGCCTATGACAGCGAAGCACACAAAAAAATCACAATCGCACGCCCTTGATTTGACGGAACACTGGTTAAGGGTGTCGATAAAAATCATCGACCGCAACGCCGGGGAAGGATACGCGAAAGCACATCCCGAACTGATTAGCGCATTCATGACAACGGCGGCTGCAAACTTTGCCACTCTGACCGAACGGGAGATTGCTGAAGCGGAGGAAGTGACAACAATCAATATTAAGTCCGGAGAGCAGGCAGCATGACGGCGCAAATATCAGTTTACGGGCGGTTGGTGGACGACCCGCAGACAAAACAGACCAGCAAGGGCACCCCCATGACGCTGGCGCGTATGGCGGTATCACTGCCCTGCAGTCAGTCGGATGACGGTCAGGCGACGATGTGGTTATCTGTCCTGGCGTTTGGCAGACAAGCCGACGCGCTGGCAAAGCATCACAAAGGCGAACTCCTGAGCGTGGCGGGTAATATGCAGGTGAGCCAGTGGACTGGACAGAACGGTGAAACGCGGCAGGGCTGGCAGGTTATCGCAGACAGCGTAATCAGTGCGCGAACGGTGCGACCGGGCGGCAAAAAAGGTCAACAGGGTCAGGCTACTGACGCACTGAACAGAGCAAAACAACAGGCAGATCAGCAAGGAAGCCATCCACCAGTGGGAGATAATGAGCAATGGGGAGATGATATTCCGTTTTAAATATTGCCAATAAAAAAGGCCGGAAAAAAATAAATTTTCCGGCATGCTACATAAATCCCGACCAAAGGGAGTGAAGATATTAACACTAATTATCCGCGCTGGAGTTGTTATCCCAAAACTTTATACAACATTGCACTCGGTTGCATGTATTCGCATGACAAATATCGGTGATAGCATATATCCACAATTATTTTTAATGAATGCAAAGAGGATGCGTATGGTTGATTTATATTCGCCTACCCAGCTTGTACAGGTGGTTAATGCTGTAGATGTACAAAAACAACTAAATGCGTTGTTTACCAGTTTGTTTTTTACTCGCTCGGTAATGTTTGAATCGCGCGATATTATTCTTGATACAATCGACGATCCAAATATCCCAATTGCAGCGTTTTGTTCTCCTATGGTAGGTAGTAAAGTTTCACGTGACGAAGGGTACGAATCAAAAACAATTCGTCCAGGCTATATGAAGCCGAAAAGCAGCATTGATCCAAATAAGTTAGCTGTGCGCCCTGCTGGTGTATCACCTGAGCAATACAATGCTTTTGGAGCGCGTAATATTAAAGTTAAACAGGCGATTGTAAATCAGGCTAAAGCTATTCGTGCACGTATTGAATGGTTTGCCGTTCAGGCAATCACAACGGGGAAAAATATCATTGAGGGCGATGGTATTGAACGTTATGAGCTGGACTGGAATATAAAACCACAAAATATCATCACTCAGTCTGGCGGTACTGAGTGGTCAGGTAAGGATAAAGAAACTTTTGATCCAAATGATGATATTGAGAGCTACGCAGAATTTAGTGAGGGCGTCACTAATATCATCATTATGGGCGGTAATGTATGGAAGAAATACCGTTCATTCAGAGCGATAAAAGAGGCTCTGGATACCCGTCGTGGTTCTAATTCCGAACTGGAAACGGCCCTTAAAGACCTTGGTGATTCGGTGAGTTTTAAAGGGTATATGGGCGATGTTGCGATTGTTGTATACAGCGGGCGTTATACCGACGAGGACGGAACTGAAAAACATTTCCTTGATCCTGATTTGATGGTGCTTGGCAATACGGCTCTTCAGGGGATTGTCGCCTATGGCGGTATTCAGGATCCGGAGCTAATCCGAATGGGGCTGACTAAAGCCGAACTTGCACCGAAAAACTATATTGTGCCTGGTGATCCGGCTATTGAATATGTGCAGACACATTCAGCACCACAGCCAATACCGGCCCGCATCAATCGTTTTGTTACCGTTCGCATTGGCTAAGGGGGAGCAATGGCTACTCATTACACTGAACTCATGGCTGGCACTGAAGCACTGGTGACTACGCTGGGGATATTTTCAGCTAATAAAGGGGTAATTCCTGCATTTACGCCACTGATGCAGGAAGATGCAACAGGTGCACTGGTGGTATGGGATGGTTCGAGCGTAGGTAAAGCGGTTTATGTTTCCGCTGTACAAATCGACACCGCGAAAAAAACACAGGCTCAGGTCTATAAGACAGGTGTCTTAAATGTTGATGCTCTGAACTGGCCTGAGTCTGTAAAAGAACTGTCAGTAAAGATTGCAGCGTTTGTTGGCTCAGGTATTTCTGTTCAGCCGCTGGCTCGTGTGTAAAGGGGGATACAATGCAGAATGATTACAATGACCTTAAGCCACTTGCCGAAATGATGTACCCGAATCCAGCTGTAGAGGAATTAAAAGCTATCGCTGACAAAATGTGTTTAAGCGAGCGCCTTGTTGATATGAATCAGGTGATGGAAATTACAACCCTGAGTCGGCGTACACTGCTAAACCTTGAGGCTAGTGGAGAGTTCCCGGAGCGTGTGCAGGTTACGGAAGGGCGTAAGGCCTGGTATTTAAGTGAAGTGATCGACTGGATAAATAATATTCCTCGCGCTTCTGAATATTGCCGCGTACCTGTCCCAAAAAAGCCAGATGCGGCGCTATGCCTCAAGATTGAGCGTGTACGCCGCAATGCACGGGATGGTCGCTATAAGCTGATTGGTTGATGAAATTAGGGCCCGCTCTGGCTGGCGGGTCCTTTCCGGCGATCTGACAGGCTACGGGGCGTCAGGCGCGCAGTTTTTTGCTATTTGTGAAAATTTTCCTGTTTAAGGCGTTTCCGTTCTTCTTCGCCGTAACTTAATGTTTTTATTAAAAACACCCCCTAAAAAGAAAGGAAACGACAGGTGCTAAAAACAGGCTTTTTGGCCTCTGTCGTTTCCTTTCTCTGGTTTTGTTGCCATCCGTCGCGGTCTATCACCAGAAAAAATCTTATCCCTGAGTTGAATCAGGCCCTATTCAGAAGCGGCCAATAACGCGCCGCTAGCTTCACTTCATAGTTATGGCCTACTTCTGCGCCATTGCAATTGCTTTATGCGCCTTGATGGTGGAATATAGAGCAAGCAGTTTGCGAATAACAAAGTTTCATATGTTTTTTGCTGTGTGGCTAGACAACTTTACAGCAGAGTTTTGTGTCAGTTCTTTATGTGTGCAAGCAAGCTTGAGGGGGAATTACTTCTGGCTGCATCTTTGCTTAAGAACAGCAATAATTTAATCATAAGGAAATGTATATAAGCCTGATTAAATTTCAGGCTTATTGAAATGTTAACTCCTTATTAGAGAGTAAATTCCATCCTCTTTAAGGAAGTCTATTACTTCAAAGAATGAGATAAAGAATTCCCAAGAACCAAAAGCATATGCATGAATTTCGTAAGGTGCAAAATGGAATCTAAATCCATCACTATTTATTGTGAACGAGTCTAAGTTACTATCCATGATACCCGTTGCAAACGTACTAATGTCGTCCTCACTTGGTTTTTCACCAGTTTTCTCCCAAAATTCACGAGCTGATTCAGAGATTATTTTTTGTTTTATCTTATTAATCGCTTCTTGCTCTTTCCCTTCGGTAAATACATCCCATAAACTAAATTTGTATGCGTAGTCATCCTTGGTTATTACGAAATTACTAGTTTCAAAATGACTGTTAGGGTGTGCTGCTCCCGCACCATACCAATGTACGGAATGAAGGATGCTCATAACATTTTCGTTACAGTATGAGATGTTATAACTTTCATTATAGGAACTAGTGTAAGTGTGTTTATATTCTTCATCCCAATATGGTGTTCCTGGCCATAGTGATGTGCGTTCAGAAAAAATATGTAAAGCCGCTTTTCCTGAAAAGTAATCACTAATGAGTTTTGCTGATTTCGGTAATGTATGGCTTTCAATTCTTGGATATGCTATTTCAATTTCATGCCCTGGGATCTTGTTATATTCTTCCTTGAAAACCTCGCTGCTAAAGTTAAATGGCCCATAAGTGATACCTTGAGATATTTCAAGTTTTTGTTGCGATGCTGCTAATCTTAAAGATCTAGATAAAATGTCCCAACCATCATTTCTCTTAAAATCAATGAATTGGAGCTTGCTTGATATGTAGGCGGGTACTTCGCAATCATCAATAAGTAATGGTATCACGAACACATCATCTGGTTTGTAATACTTTAGTTTATCAATGGCGTCATTTATTTCGCGGCGAATATAACCATTTTTCTGAGTGCTCACTTTGCTAAGGATAAGGATTATCAAGTTTGAATTAGCGAAGTTTTTTTGGATTTCATAATCCCAGTTTACGCCAGCGGGTATATCTTTTACATCCATCCAAGGGGAATATCCTCCACTTTTTAGCCTTTCATAGATTTCTTCAGTTATCGTTTCATCTTCTTTTGCATGAGCAAGAAAAATTTTCATTGAATATTCCTTTATAATTTAACTAATTAAGTGAAGGAGGCTTTACTTGGCTGTGTTAGAAAAAATTCGGTTTGTTTTTTGTACGATGCCAAGAAGGCTTTTCCCTAACCATGTATTGCAGCATGTATTGCTACGTAATTCTGCACCCTCTCATTTATAAAATAAATCTCTGTTAAATCAAGTATCTTTTTTCTATTTGACTCATGTAACCCAAGCATGAGGTGAATCCGCAGATGACCCTGCGTCGCCTGCCGGATGAAGATCCGCAGAATCTGGCGGACCCGGCTTACCGCCGCCGTCGCATCATCATGCAGAACATGCGTGACGAAGAGCTGGCCATTGCTCAGGTCGAAGAGATGCAGGCCGTTTCTGCCGTGCTTAAGGGCAAATACACCATGACCGGTGAAGCCTTCGATCCGGTTGAGGTGGATATGGGCCGCAGTGCGGCGAATAACATCACGCAGTCCGGCGGCACGGAGTGGAGCAAGCGTGACAAGTCCACGTATGACCCGACCGACGATATCGAAGCCTACGCGCTGAACGCCAGCGGTGTGGTGAATATCATCGTGTTTGATCCGAAAGGCTGGGCGCTGTTCCGTTCCTTCAAAGCCGTCAAGGAGAAGCTGGATACCCGTCGTGGCTCTAATTCCGAGCTGGAGACAGCGGTGAAAGACCTGGGTAAAGCGGTGTCCTATAAGGGGATGTATGGCGATGTTGCCATCGTCGTGTATTCCGGACAGTACGTGGAAAACGGCGTCAAAAAGAACTTCCTGCCGGACAACACGATGGTGCTGGGGAACACTCAGGCACGCGGTCTGCGTACCTATGGCTGTATTCAGGATGCGGACGCACAGCGCGAAGGCATTAACGCCTCTGCCCGTTACCCGAAAAACTGGGTGACCACCGGCGATCCGGCGCGTGAGTTCACCATGATTCAGTCAGCACCGCTGATGCTGCTGGCTGACCCTGATGAGTTCGTGTCCGTACAACTGGCGTAATCGTGGCCCTTCGGGGCCATTTTCTCTCTGTGGAGGAGTCCATGACGAAAGATGAACTGATTGCCCGTCTCCGCTCGCTGGGTGAACAACTGAACCGTGATGTCAGTCTGACGGGGACGAAAGAAGAACTGGCGCTCCGTGTGGCAGAGCTGGAAGAAGAGCTTGATGACACGGGCGACACTGCCGGTCAGGATACCCCTCTCAGCCCGGAAAATGTGCTGACCGGGCATGAACATGAGGTGGTATCAGCGCAGCCGGATACCGTGATTCAGGATACGGCTGAACTGGTCACGGTCGTGGCACTGGTGACGCTGCATACTGATGCACTTCACGCCACGCGGGATGAACCTGTGGCATTTGTGCTGCCGGGAACGGCGTTCCGTGTCTCTGCCGGTGTGGCAGCTGAAATGACAGAGCGCGGCCTGGCCAGAATGCAATAACGGGAGGCGCTGTGGCTGATTTCGATAACCTGTTCGATGCTGCCATTGCCCGCGCCGATGAAACGATACGCGGGTACATGGGAACGTCAGCCACCATGACATCCGGTGAGCAGTCCGGCGCAGTAATACGTGGTGTTTTTGATGACCCTGAAAATATCAGCTATGCCGGACAGGGCGTGCGCGTTGAAGGCTCCAGCCCGTCCCTGTTTGTCCGGACTGATGATGTGCGGCAACTGCGGCGTGGAGACACGCTGACCATCGGTGAGGAAAACTTCTGGATAGATCGTGTTTCGCCGGATGATGGCGGAAGCTGTCATCTCTGGCTTGGACGGGGCGTACCGCCTGCCGTTAACCGTCGCCGCTGAAAGGGGGATGTATGGCCATAAAAGGTCTTGAGCAGGCCGTTGAAAACCTCAGCCGTATCAGCAAAACGGCGGTGCCTGGTGCCGCCGCAATGGCCATTAACCGCGTTGCTTCATCCGCGATATCGCAGTCGGCGTCACAGGTTGCCCGTGAGACAAAGGTACGCCGGAAACTGGTAAAGGAAAGGGCCAGGCTGAAAAGGGCCACGGTTAAAAATCCGCAGGCCAGAATCAAGGTTAACCGGGGGGATTTGCCCGTAATAAAGCTGGGTAACGCGCGGATTGTCCTGTCCCGACGCAGGCGTCGTAAAAAGGGGCAGCGTTCAGCCCTGAAAGGTGGCGGCAGCGTGCTTGTGGTGGGAAACCGTCGTATTCCCGGCGCGTTTATTCAGCAACTGAAAAATGGCCGCTGGCATGTTATGCAGCGTGTGGCCGGGAAAAACCGTTACCCCATTGATGTAGTGAAAATCCCGATGGCGGTGCCGCTGACCACGGCGTTTAAACAAAATATTGAGCGGATACGGCGTGAACGTCTTCCGAAAGAGCTGGGCTATGCGCTGCAGCATCAACTGAGGATGGTAATAAAGCGATGAAACATACTGAACTCCGTGCAGCCGTACTGGATGCACTGGAGAAGCATGACACCGGGGCGACGCTTTTTGATGGTCGCCCCGCTGTTTTTGATGAGGCGGATTTTCCGGCAATTGCCGTTTATCTCACCGGCGCTGAATACACGGGCGAAGAGCTGGACAGCGATACCTGGCAGGCGGAGCTGCATATTGAAGTTTTCCTGCCTGCTCAGGTGCCGGATTCAGAGCTGGATGCGTGGATGGAGTCCCGGATTTATCCGGTGATGAGCGATATTCCGGCACTGTCAGATTTGATCACCAGTATGGTGGCCAGTGGCTATGACTACCGACGCGACGATGATGCGGGCCTGTGGAGTTCAGCCGATCTGACGTATGTCATTACCTATGAAATGTGAGGACGATATGCCTGTACCAAATCCAGTAATGCCGGTGAAAGGTGCCGGGACCACACTGTGGGTTTATAAGGGGAACGGTGACCCTTATGCGAACCCGCTTTCAGACGTTGACTGGTCGCGTCTGGCAAAAGTTAAAGACCTGACGCCCGGCGAACTGACCGCTGAGTCCTATGACGACAGCTATCTCGATGATGAAGATGCAGACTGGACTGCGACCGGGCAGGGGCAGAAATCTGCCGGAGATACCAGCTTCACGCTGGCGTGGATGCCCGGAGAGCAGGGGCAGCAGGCGCTGCTGGCGTGGTTTAATGAAGGTGATACCCGTGCCTATAAAATCCGCTTTCCGAACGGCACGGTCGATGTGTTCCGTGGCTGGGTCAGCAGTATCGGTAAGGCGGTGACGGCGGCAACCGGCATGACGGTAACGCCAGCCAGTGCGTCCGTAGTGAAAGGGCAGAGCACCACGCTGACCGTGGCATTCCAGCCGGAAGGCGTAACCGACAAGAGCTTCCGTGCGGTGTCTGCGGATAAAACAAAAGCCACCGTGTCGGTCAGTGGTATGACCATCACCGTGAAAGGTGTTGCTGCAGGCAAGGTCAACATTCCGGTTGTATCCGGTAATGGTGAACTTGCTGCGGTTGCAGAAATTACCGTCACCGCCAGTTAATCCGGAGAGTCAGCGATGTTCCTGAAAACCGAATCATTTGAACATAACGGTGTGACCGTCACGCTTTCTGAACTGTCAGCCCTGCAGCGCATTGAGCATCTCGCCCTGATGAAACGGCAGGCAGAACAGGCGGAGTCAGACAGCAACCGGAAGTTTACTGTGGAAGACGCCATCAGAACCGGCGCGTTTCTGGTGGCGATGTCCCTGTGGCATAACCATCCGCAGAAGACGCAGATGCCGTCCATGAATGAAGCCGTTAAACAGATTGAGCAGGAAGTGCTTACCACCTGGCCCACGGAGGCAATTTCTCATGCTGAAAACGTGGTGTACCGGCTGTCTGGTATGTATGAGTTTGTGGTGAATGATGCTCCTGAACAGACAGAGGACGCCGGGCCCGCAGAGCCTGTTTCTGCGGGAAAGTGTTCGACGGTGAGCTGAGTTTTGCCCTGAAACTGGCGCGTGAGATGGGGCGACCCGACTGGCGTGCCATGCTTGCCGGGATGTCATCCACGGAGTATGCCGACTGGCACCGCTTTTACAGTACCCATTATTTTCATGATGTTCTGCTGGATATGCACTTTTCCGGGCTGACGTACACCGTGCTCAGCCTGTTTTTCAGCGATCCGGATATGCATCCGCTGGATTTCAGTCTGCTTAACCGGCGCGAGGCTGACGAAGAGCCTGAAGATGATGTGCTGATGCAGAAAGCGGCAGGGCTTGCCGGAGGTGTCCGCTTTGGCCCGGACGGGAATGAAGTTATCCCCGCTTCCCCGTATGTGGCGGACATGACGGAGGATGACGTAATGCTGATGACAGTATCAGAAGGGATCGCAGGAGGAGTCCGGTATGGCTGCACCGGTAGGCGATCTGGTCGTTGATTTAAGTCTGGATGCGGCCAGATTTGACGAGCAGATGGCCAGAGTCAGGCGTCATTTTTCCGGTACGGAAAGTGATGCGAAAAAAACAGCGGCAGTCGTTGAACAGTCAATGAACCGGCAGGCGCTGGCTGCACAGAAAGCGGGGATTTCCGTCGGGCAGTATAAAGCTGCCATGCGTATGCTGCCTGCGCAGTTCACCGACGTGGCCACGCAGCTTGCAGGGGGGCAGAATCCGTGGCTCATCCTGCTGCAACAGGGTGGTCAGGTGAAGGACTCCTTCGGCGGGATGATCCCCATGTTCAGGGGGCTTGCCGGTGCGATCACCCTGCCGATGGTTGGTATCACTTCGCTGGCGGTGGCGACCGGTGCGCTGGCGTATGCCTGGTATCAGGGTGACTCAACCCTGTCCGATTTCAACAAAACGCTGGTCCTTTCCGGTAATCAGGCGGGACTGACGGCAGATCGTATGCTGGCCCTGTCCAGAGCCGGGCAGGCGGCAGGGCTGACGTTTAACCAGACCAGCGAGTCACTGACGGCGCTGGTGAATGCCGGTGTGCGTGGTGGTGAGCAGTTTGAGGCAATCAGCCAGAGTGTGGCGCGTTTCTCCTCTGCATCCGGCGTGGAGGTGGACAAGGTCGCTGAAGCCTTCGGGAAGCTGACCACTGACCCGACGTCTGGGTTGACGGCGATGGCACGTCAGTTCCATAACGTGACGGCGGAGCAGATTGCGTATGTTGCTCAGTTGCAGCGTTCCGGCGATGAAGCCGGGGCATTGCAGGCGGCGAACGAGGCCGCAACGAAAGGGTTTGATGACCAGACCCGCCGCCTGAAAGAGAACATGGGCACGCTGGAGACCTGGGCAGACAGGACTGCGCGGGCATTCAAATCCATGTGGGATGCGGTGCTGGATATTGGTCGTCCTGATACCGCGCAGGAGATGCTGATTAAGGCAGAGGCTGCGTTTAAGAAAGCAGACGACATCTGGAATCTGCGCAAGGATGATTATTTTGTTAACGATGAAGCGCGGGCGCGTTACTGGGATGATCGTGAAAAGGCCCGTCTTGCGCTTGAAGCCGCCCGAAAGAAGGCTGAGCAGCAGACTCAACAGGACAAAAATGCGCAGCAGCAGAGCGATACCGAAGCGTCACGGCTGAAATATACCGAAGAGGCGCAGAAGGCTTACGAACGGCTGCAGACGCCGCTGGAGAAATATACCGCCCGTCAGGAAGAACTGAACAAGGCACTGAAAGACGGGAAAATCCTGCAGGCGGATTACAACACGCTGATGGCGGCGGCGAAAAAGGATTATGAAGCGACGCTGAAAAAGCCGAAACAGTCCGGCGTGAAGGTGTCTGCGGGCGATCGTCAGGAAGACAGTGCTCATGCTGCCCTGCTGACGCTTCAGGCAGAACTCCGGACGCTGGAGAAGCATGCCGGAGCGAATGAGAAAATCAGCCAGCAGCGCCGGGATTTGTGGAAGGCGGAGAGTCAGTTCGCGGTACTGGAGGAGGCGGCGCAACGTCGCCAGCTGTCTGCACAGGAGAAATCCCTGCTGGCGCATAAAGATGAGACGCTGGAGTACAAACGCCAGCTGGCTGCACTTGGCGACAAGGTCACGTATCAGGAGCACCTGAACGCGCTGGCGCAGCAGGCGGATAAATTCGCACAGCAGCAACGGGCAAAACGGGCCGCCATTGATGCGAAAAGCCGGGGGCTGACTGACCGGCAGGCAGAACGGGAAGCCACGGAACAGCGCCTGAAGGAACAGTATGGCGATAATCCGCTGGCGCTGAATAGCGTCATGTCAGAGCAGAAAAAGACCTGGGCGGCTGAAGACCAGCTTCGCGGGAGCTGGATGGCAGGCCTCAGGTCAGGCTGGAGTGAGTGGGAAGAGAGCGCCACGGACAGTATGTCGCAGGTTAAAAGTGCAGCCACGCAGACCTTTGATGGTATTGCACAGAATATGGCGGCGATGCTGACCGGCAGTGAGCAGAACTGGCGCAGCTTCACCCGTTCCGTGCTGTCCATGATGACAGAAATTCTGCTTAAGCAGGCAATGGTGGGGATCGTCGGGAGTGTCGGCAGTGTCATTGGCGGTGCATCAGCGTCAGGCGGTACAGCCATTCAGGCATCTGCGGCGAAATTCCATTTTGCGACCGGAGGATTTACGGGAACCGGCGGCAAATATGAGCCAGCGGGGATTGTTCACCGTGGTGAATTTGTCTTCACGAAGGAGGCAACCAGCCGGATTGGCGTGGGGAATCTTTACCGGCTTATGCGCGGCTATGCCACCGGCGGTTATGTCGGTACACCGGGCAGCATGGCGGACAGTCGGTCGCAGGCGTCCGGGACGTTTGAGCAGAATAACCATGTGGTGATTAACAACGACGGCACGAACGGTCAGATAGGGCCACAGGCGCTGAAGGCTGTTTATGACGTAGCCCGTAAGGCGGCAATGGATGTTGTGACCGGGCAGATGCGTGATGGTGGTCTGTTCTCCGGAGGTGGACGATGAAAACCTTCCGCTGGAAAGTGAAACCCGGTATGGATGTGGCTTCGGCCCCTTCTGTAAGAAAGGTGCGCTTTGGTGATGGCTATTCCCAGCGAGCGCCTGCCGGGCTGAATGCCAACCTGAAAACGTACAGCGTGACGCTTTCTGTTCCCCGTTGGGAGGCCGCGGCGCTGGAGTCGTTTCTGGAAGAGCACGGGGGCTGGAAAGCCTTTCTGTGGACGCCGCCTTATGAGTGGCGGCAGATAAAGGTGACCTGCGCAAAATGGTCGTCGCGGGTCAGTATGCTGCGTGTTGAGTTCAGCGCAGAGTTTGAACAGGTGGTGAACTGATGCAGGATATCCGGCAGGAAACACTGAATGAATGCACCCGTGCGGAGCAGTCGGCCAGCGTGGTGCTCTGGGAAATCGACCTGACAGAGGTCGGTGGAGAACGTTATTTTTTCTGTAATGAGCAGAACGAAAAAGGTGAGCCGGTCACCTGGCAGGGGCGACAGTATCAGCCGTATCCCATTCAGGGGAGTGGTTTTGAACTGAATGGCAAAGGCACCAGTACGCGCCCCACGCTGACGGTTTCTAACCTGTACGGTATGGTCACCGGGATGGTGGAAGATCTGCAGAGTCTGGTCGGCGGAACGGTGGTCAGGCGTAAGGTTTACGCCCGTTTTCTGGATGCGGTGAATTTCGTCAACGGAAACAGCGATGCCGATCCGGAGCAGGAGGTGATCAGCCGCTGGCGCGTCGAGCAGTGCAGCGAACTGAGCGCGGTCAGTGCCTCCTTTGTGTTGTCCACGCCGACGGAAACGGATGGTGCTGTTTTTCCGGGGCGCATCATGCTGGCCAACACCTGCACCTGGACCTATCGCGGTGATGAGTGCGGTTATAGCGGTCCGGCGGTCGCGGATGAATATGACCAGCCGACGTCCGATATCACGAAGGATAAATGCAGCAAATGCCTGAGTGGTTGTAAGTTTCGCAATAATGTCGGCAACTTTGGCGGCTTCCTTTCTATTAACAAACTTTCGCAGTAATCCCATGACAGAGACAGAATCAGCGATTCTGGCGCACGCCCGGCGATGTGCGCCAGCGGAGTCGTGCGGCTTCGTAGTGAGAACGCCGGAGGGGGAAAGATATTTTCCCTGCGTGAATATCTCCGGTGAGCCGGAGGCGTATTTCCGTATGTCGCCGGAAGACTGGCTGCAGGCAGAAATGCAGGGTGAGATTGTGGCGCTGGTCCACAGCCACCCCGGTGGTCTGCCCTGGCTGAGTGAGGCTGACCGGCGGCTGCAGGTGCAGAGTGATTTGCCGTGGTGGCTGTTCTGCCGGGGGACGATTCATAAGTTCCGCTGTGTGCCGCATCTCACCGGGCGGCGCTTTGAGCACGGGGTGACGGACTGTTACACGCTGTTCCGGGATGCTTATCATCTGGCGGGGATTGAGATGCCGGATTTTCATCGCGGGGATGACTGGTGGCGTCACGGTCAGAATCTCTATCTGGATAATCTGGAGGCCACAGGGCTGTATCAGGTGCCGTTGTCATCAGCACAACCGGGCGATGTGCTGCTGTGCTGTTTTGGTTCATCGGTGCCGAATCATGCCGCCATTTACTGTGGTGATGGCGAGCTGCTGCACCATATTCCTGAACAACTGAGCAAACGAGAGAGGTATACCGACAAATGGCAGCGACGCACACACTCCCTCTGGCGTCACCGGGAATGGCACGCATCTGCCTTTACGGGGATTTGCAACGATTTGGCCGCCGCATCGACCTTCGTGTGAAAACGGGGGCTGAAGCCATCCGCGCACTGGCCACACAGCTCCCGGCGTTTCGTCAGAAACTGAGCGACGGCTGGTATCAGGTACGGATTGCCGGGCAGGATGTCAGCACGTCCGGATTAACGGCGCAGTTACATGAGACTCTGCCTGATGGCGCTGTGATTCATATTGTTCCCAGAGTCGCCGGGGCCAAGTCAGGTGGCGTATTCCAGATTGTCCTGGGGGCTGCCGCCATTGCCGGATCATTCTTTACCGCCGGGGCCACCCTTGCAGCATGGGGGGCAGCCATTGGGGCCGGTGGTATGACCGGCATCCTGTTTTCTCTCGGTGCCAGTATGGTGCTCGGTGGTGTGGCGCAGATGCTGGCACCGAAAGCCAGAACTCCCCGTACACAGACAACGGATAACGGCAAACAGAACACCTATTTCTCCTCACTGGATAACATGGTTGCCCAGGGCAATGTTCTGCCGGTTCTGTACGGTGAAATGCGCGTGGGGTCACGTGTGGTATCTCAGGAGATCAGTACAGCTGATGAAGGTGATGGTGGTGAAATCGTGGTGATTGGTCGCTGATGGAACATGTTTTATGTGAAACCGCCTGCGGGCGGTTTTGTCGTTTATGGAGCATGAGGAATGGGTAAAGGTAGCAGTAAGGGGCATACCCCGCGCGAAGCGAAGGACAACCTGAAATCCACGCAGTTACTGAGTGTGATCGATGTCATCAGCGAAGGGCCGATTGAAGGTCCGGTGGATGGATTAAAAAGCGTGCTGCTGAACAGTACACCGGTGCTGGACAGTGAGGGGAATACCAACATCTCCGGTGTCACGGTGGTGTTCCGGGCAGGTGAGCAGGAGCAGACACCGCCGGAGGGATTTGAATCCTCCGGTTCCGAGACGGTGCTGGGTACGGAAGTGAAATACGACACGCCGATCACCCGGACCATCACGTCTGCAAACATCGACCGTCTGCGCTTTACCTTCGGTGTGCAGGCTCTGGTGGAAACCACCTCAAAGGGGGACCGGAATCCGTCGGAAGTCCGCCTGCTGGTTCAGATCCAGCGTAATGGTGGCTGGGTGACGGAAAAAGACATCACCATTAAGGGCAAAACCACCTCGCAGTATCTGGCCTCGGTGGTGGTGGGTAACCTGCCGCCGCGCCCGTTTAATATCCGGATGCGCAGAATGACGCCGGACAGCACCACAGACCAGCTGCAGAACAAAACGCTCTGGTCGTCATACACCGAAATCATCGATGTGAAACAGTGCTACCCGAACACGGCACTGGTCGGCGTGCAGGTGGATTCGGAGCAGTTCGGCAGCCAGCAGGTGAGCCGTAATTATCATCTTCGCGGGCGCATTCTGCAGGTGCCGTCGAACTATAACCCGCAGACGCGACAATACAGCGGTATCTGGGACGGAACGTTAAAACCAGCATACAGCAACAACATGGCCTGGTGTCTGTGGGATATGCTGACCCACCCGCGCTACGGCATGGGGAAACGTCTTGGTG